AAGATTTAAAAGTAGGTGATATTTTCCAAATAGAAGGTTTAGATATTAATGGTAATATTGTTCAATGTGATGCAACATTAAGATCATATCAAGGAATGAATAAGTATGTTGTTGAATCAGATGGTATAACAATATTATATGATGGTGAGCAAGAAATTACTAAAGTATATTAGTATTTGCTTGGCTACACAGGCAACTTTTCGTATATTTACGAAGTAAATAAGTAATAATAATTAAAAAATATAAGGTTATGTTAAATTATGAAAGTCAAGAGTTTAAGAGTTTAGAAGAGTTAAAAGAAGTTGCTCCTTCAATTTTCACCACTCACGGTGCCGGTAATACTTCCGATAAGTATTCACACATACCTACCGATAAAGTCATTAATGATATGGCGACATTAGGTTGGAATGTAGTTGATGCTAAAGAAGTTAGAGCTAGAAAAAATGTTGGTTTCCAAAAGCATTTAGTTGTTTTTAGAAATAATGATGTTGTTATTAATGGTAAAGATGGTGATACTATTTTCCCTCAAATTTTACTTACCAATTCACATGATGGAAAAAATTCATTTTCATTTCAAGCAGGTTTGTTTAGAATGATTTGTGAAAATGGTTTAGTTATTTCTACCAAGCAATTTGAAGCCTTTAAGATCCGCCATATGGGTTATGATTTTGAAACACTTCAAGGTGTAATTAAAGATGTAATTTCAAGCCTTGATTTAACTGTTGAGTCTATGAATAAAATGAAGCAAATTGAGTTAAGTGAAGAACAAACACTTGATTTTGCTAAACAGTTACTTCAAAATAGAGTTGATGGTTTAAATAATACATTTGATAAAGTAGCTATTAACCAAGTTTTAGAACCACAACGTTCAGAGGATATTGGGAATGGTTTATGGGAAGTATTTAATCGTGTTCAAGAGAATATTGTTGAAGGTAATTTCCAATACTTAACTAGAACTGGAAAACGTAGATATGCCCGACCAATTAAGAATTTCCGTCAGGATATGAGAGTTAATGCTGAAATGTATGAAACAGCTTTAACATACGTTGCATAAATTCTCATACAGTACGTTTGGCTTCCCAGGAAGCCTTTCGTACATTTATGGTATAATAAAAAATAAAGGTTATGTTTATACAAGGGTTTATTACAGGAATTATTATTTTAGTATTGGTAAGGTTAGTAGCAATAGTTGCTATGATGTGGAAGATAGATAGAGAAGAAGTTTTCCCCCATTTATTATTACTTATATCATTATTATTCTTAGCTTCTTGTGAGAAGCAAGATGATGTTGATTTTTACCCATGTAAAGATGGGAATTGCAATTCTGTATTTTTTGTTGATTCAGAAAAATCATATCAAGATGCTAATGGTTATTGGCATGTAGAATATTGGGGTCCAAAATACTTTACAGTAGCAGGTCAATTGGATGAGTTATATGAGGAATATGTTGTTAATGATGTACCATTAGTTGAAGTTGCTTATGATAGTAATTATTGGGTTGCTTTTGATGATTTAGCATTTACTGTTCCATTATATTCTCCATTTGGTTTGCAAACACAAACTGGTACTCGAATCCCAATAGGTAACTTAACTTATAATATTGGTGATATAGCCCAAAAAATGGAACCTTTAAACATTGCTGGGTATCAGATTACAAAGAATACTTGTTTTGATTGCCCTTATTCTGAGCGTTTATTTGCTACTTATAGTCAATATACCTATAAACCAAGGCAAAACTTTTATTTAGATAATAGAATGAAAGGAGATACATTATCTGTTTATGTTAAAGCGACATTCAATACAGATAAAGGTTGGAGAGAAGTAAGAGAACATGAACTTAAAATAATTGTAGACTAATGAATACAAGAACATTAATTATAGGAATAGGTTTATTTTTTATAGCCCAGTCTTTATCTTGGTTTCAAACCAATGGTCAGTTTATAAACACGTGGATTAAAAATAACCCATTTTGGGTGGCTGCATTATTTGGTATACCGGTTGGAATGAGTTATATATATGGAACTACATATATAGTTGAGGCATTTGATGGGCAACTATGGCCATCTAGATTATTAGGATTTGCAACTGGAATTTTTGCATTTACTATTCTTTCATATATTTTTATGGGTGAAGGGATTAATTTAAAAACTGGAGTGATTTTATCATTAGCAACCGTTATAGTAGTATTACAAATTTTTTGGAAATAAATTATGGAAAGAATAACAGAACAAAAAGCAAAACAATTTATATCATTGAAAGATGATTATACAGGTCAAGGTATTGAAGCCGCTGCATATTTTACAATTACCCCTTCAACTATTAAAGGTGAGGGTTGGGAAGATGTAACATATTACACTGCTAGAAAGAAAAATATCTATTCAAATAAAGGAGAAGGTACTCAATGGGTTTATGTTTTATCAAACCCCACCACTCCTGGTTTGTTAAAAATAGGATATACTACTCAAACACCGGATGAAAGAGCTAAACAAATATCAAATGCTACCGGGGTTGCATTACCTTATAAAGTAGAATGGGCATTTAAATGTTTTGATGGTGAACAACTTGAAGGGGAAGTCCACCGTAAATTAAGAGAATATCGTGTAAATAATCAACGAGAATTTTTCCAAATTGACTTAGAGGGGGCAAAAAAGATTATTAAATTATTAGGTAAAAATTATATATAAACAATTATGAGAGAATTAACTTTAGATGAAAAAAGAGAAAATTTAGTTAACGATATTATTATATTGAATCGTATGGTTGAGGATTTATGGCAATATCATCCTGATAATAAGGATAAGATAGATATTGTTAAAAGTTATAGCAATATTCAGGCAAAAATTAGGGAAAAAGAAACCGAAATAGAGGGGTTAGACTAATATTTATAATGGCAATGAAACAATTTGATGCTAAGTTTTATGAAGAAACAGGCCTTAAAGCTCATAAAAATGGATTTTTTAGGGAATGGACTAAATTAAGTTCTTCAATAAAAGAAACAGAGGATATTCCATTATGTGATGCAGGTTTTATAGCATATAAACAATTAAAAACACAAGGTAGTGCCTAACGTAAATAAAATATTTGGGTTATTTGATGATGGAAAAAATAGTACTCCATCTACGGAGATATATATTGATTTTATGTCAACACCTGAAGGTAGAATTGGGATGTTTGTAAAACTAATCCAAAATAATATTGTATTTAATAGAAAGATTAAAACTTTTTTTCAAAAAGCAGGTGAAGATTTTGATGAACAATCAACTAAAAAATCATCAGAATTTACTATTTTTAATAGAGCTTGGTTTTATATTAAAGATATAGATATAGATATTGATACTCATCTTTATGCTCTTACTAAACAACATACACCTACTTTGTTAGATTCACTAAAATTAGCAATACAATATTTTGAAGATACTGAAGAATATGAAAAATGTGCTCATCTTCACAAAATTTATAAAATAACAAACCAAATTTAAAAAATAGCGTGCTATTACGATTTATCCCTCGTACATTCATATCACGGGTTTTGATAAAAAAGGGATAGGAAACAAAGGTTATAACCCGGGGGATAGAAATTTTAATTTAAAGTTATGAGAAATAGAAACTTAATCAATCGAAAATTAGATAATTTAGAAGCTACTTTAAAAACACTTAATAGTATTGTAAACACACAATCACCTATTGAATCTTATAGAGCTAATCTTGTTAAAGCCGAAGGTATTGTAGATGAATTACGATCAATGGTAGAAGCAGAACCTATGGCATCTAATGAACTTAACAAGTATTAATGGAAGCTTTACGTAGGGAGACTAAATTAAAACACTCTAATAATCCTACGGGGGAGTTAGTTAAAAATATTCGTAAATTATACCAATATAATCAAATCCAAAAACAAAGAAAAAGGTTATGAGTTTAACAGCAGAAAAAATCCAATCAAATTGGCAAGAATTTTTAGGTAATATTGAAAAATATATTACTGGGGATAGGAAGGAAAAATTACTTACATTTTATAAAAAATATGAGGAACGCATTGTATTAATGCCCGCTGCTCATAAAAAAGAGTACCATAGTGCATTTCCTGGAGGATATGTTGATCATGTTAATCGTGTGGTTAAAGCAGCCTTATCTATGAATAAAGTTTGGGCTGAATTTGGTTGTGATATGAGTACATTTACAACGGAAGAATTGGTATTTTCGGCTATTAATCATGATTTAGGTAAAATGGGAGATGAGAATAATGCCTCATATATCCCCCAGACCGATCAATGGAGAAAAGATAAATTAGGTGAAGATTATATGTTTAATAAACAAGTTGCCTTTGCTTCTGTCCCTGATCGTGGATTATTTTTACTTCAGCAACATGATATAAAATATACTTTTAATGAAATGTTAGCAATCCAGACTCATGATGGGTTATATGATGCAGCAAATGAAAAGTATCTTAAAGCATTTATGCCCGAAGCTAAACCACGTACTTCTCTACCATTTATTCTACACCAGGCAGATATGATGGCTGCTCGTATAGAATTTGAAATTGAATGGTTACCTAAATTTAAGGGGGAAAATAACTTGGCTCCCCAAAAGAACAATTTTACATTGTCGTCCAAATCTAAATCTAATACAAAGTCTAAAGCCCTAAATACAGTTAAAAGTGAAGGTCTTAAGAGTATGTTAGATAGCTTATAATGACATTAGAAATAATAATATACATTCTTGGTGCAGTGGTCGTAATCTTAGGATATACGACCATAAACCTTTTAATCAAAAACGAGAAAGCAGAAGACATAATCGTATCACAACGAGAGTTTATTGAAAATTTTCAATCATCAATTGAGGAATCAGATAAGAAACTTCAAGAATTAGACACTAGGGGTAGTTTTAGTTCAGATGATGAAATTGGTTGGTTTTTTAATGAAATAAAAAAGTTGCAAAATGCACTATCTCGATTTAAAACCAGTTAAAAATCAATGGAACCACAACCTCGTAAAAGGAGGAAGAAGAGTAAAAACTACTTCACTCAGGACACAGAAAATGCTATTGTAAGATATAATAATGAACCAGATTCCGAGGTTCGTAGTATGATATATCAACAAGAGATTCACTATCCCTTTTTCAAACTCACACAAAATATTATACATACTTTCAAATTCTACCATACTGAGGTAGAAAATTTGGAGCATCTGCAACATGAAATAATTACATTTTTATTATCTAAAATGCATTTATTTGATCCTACTCGCGGAGCAAAGGCATATTCTTATTTTGGTACTATAGTCAAACGTTGGCTTATATTATATAATACTAAAAACTACCAGAAAAAAATAAAGAAAATCCCCGCTGAAGAATTATCTAAAGAAGGTTCCGATTATGTTTATAGTATGGGTGATGATTCAGTTAAAAGTGATTTAGATAAATATATAGATTTATTTGTTAAACATACTACTAAAAATATATATGAATTATTCCCTAAAAAAAATGATGCTCAAATAGCAGATGCTATACTTGAGTTGTTTCGTAAACGAGAAGATTTAGATGTTTTCAATAAAAAAGCACTATATATCTACATTCGTGAAATGGTTGATGTTAAAACCCCAAAAATAACCAAAATAGCTAACCAATTATATGAGATATTTAAAAGTAATTACGTTTTTTATCTTGAAAACGGGTACGCTAGATTCTAAACCTTAATTATATCCATATTTATGATAAAAAACATCATGGCACTGGATAATGTAGTATTTGGTAAGAAAAAATTCTCCGATATATTAGGAGAAATTTATGATAATCAAACTGAAAAGAAAAAACAAATTACTGGTTTAATCTCTGAACTAAAACCACTTGTTAAAGATATAGGAGACGCTACTTTAATTGTTCCCCTTATAAAAGATTATCTAGAAATTGGCGTCAAAAATGATGAACAATTAATAAAAATGGCTACTATAGTACAGCGTGCGCTTAATAATACTAGTGGCGAGGATGCATTGGGAATTAGTGAAGAAGAAAAACAACAATTAATGGAGGAGTTAGATAAATTAAACTCTGACTTTAAAGAAGGGAATGGCTCTTAAAACTGGATTAGCATATTTAGGACAATCTATAAATTCTGGTGGTGATATCTCAAATTTAGTAACCTCTATTGAGGAACTTAATCTAAAAATCATCCCCGCTAGAGTTACAGATATTATATTAGATGAAACCAATCAACCCAAATTTACAGAATATGGTGGTTGGAATGGAATTGGTATTATTGAATTCGAACCCATTAATACTCCATCTCCCAAATCTATAAAAAGACCAATAGCCAAACCTTTTTTCCCACAATTAAAATCATTTCCTTTAGTAAATGAAATAGTACTTTTATTTTATTTGCCTGATAGTAATATAGGAGTACAAGATACTTCTGAAGTATATTATTATTTAAATACTATTTCTCTTTGGAATCACCCTCACCATAATGCTTATCCTAATATATTTGATGGGGTTGATGATGAAGAACAAAAAGATGATTATCAATCTATAGAAGGAGGTTCTGTTCGTAGGGTAGAAGATAAATCTACTGAAATTAATTTACAAGGTGATAACCCAACAGGAGGTACTTTTATAGAACGTACTAATATTCATC